GGGTGAACCAAACAATTATCTTTTATAAGGAGATACTTCGGTTCATACAGCAAAGCTGTATGGATCAGAGTACAACTTTCGACCAGTCTAAAACCTGGACGAAAACCCGAAAGGGTATACCTAGCTTCTTGATCAAAGGAGTTAAGCAACCCATGAAGGATCTTATAAAGGATTTTAGGTTTAGACAAGGACTATTAACGATTTGTAATTGTTACAAAACGTTAAAAGCACCTGTCAGTTATGATGTTTCCACCATAACTCAAGTAAACCCAAAATCTCAAACTAAGAGATACGTCGAATTAATCGATGACATAGCCTTCCATTTTAAGGACTTCCTTAAAAGAAGAAAGGTTACACCATTTGAATTAAATTCGGCCCATAATCCAATATTTGTAACACCAAAAGCCTCGGCCCAAGGGCCAAATGCGATTGGATATACTAGTATATTGGATGCAATAGCTTGTAAGGAATCAAATATCATTGAAACCCAAACTGAAATTGCCAAATTAGTTTTCACTGATAAGGCTTTTAAAGAATGGGAATCTCTAATAAATGATTCTCTTTCCGAAAGGAGTCCTGATATTAAGTATAGTAATATGACGGCTCGATTACACTTCCTTCAAGAAGGGGGTGGAAAGACCCGCGTAATATGTATACCTGATATTTGGACCCAAACTGTGCTGAAACCTATTCATGACTACCTTATGAAAGTCCTGAAGAAGTTTCCTTGTGATGGTACGTTCTCGCACCCTAATATTTCTAAAAGGGTAAGAAAATTTACCAAAACGGGCAAACTAAACTGTTTCGACCTAGCGGCCGCGACAGATAGGATGCCAGTAGATTTGCAGGCAAAGGTATTGGAAAACCTATTACCGAAAAATCTAAGCACACTTTGGAAGACCCTTTTGGTTGACAGAGAAGTCAGCCATCCGGGCGGACAATTACGTTACGCTGTAGGTCAGCCTATGGGAATGTTATCCTCATGGGCGGCCATGGCAATAACGCATCATGCCATAATTAATTATAGTCATAAAGGTTTTTATGCTGTAATTGGTGATGACATGGCTATTGCTAGTAAGAATGGCACGGAGGGATACGAAACCGTTCTAGAAGAACTTGGTATGGAAATTTCTAAAGAAAAATCTATAAAAAGTACTCCTGAGCGGAATCTGGGCGAAATCGCCAAAAGACTGTTCGTTGATGGCGGTGAAATTTCACCTATCCCCCCGGATATCCTTATAAAATCAACAGGGAACCTTATCGGTTTCCTAGAGTTTATAAGGGTATTTTCCGAGAAACTCCACCATTCAGATCCTGGTGGTTTTTCCGACTCTGAGTATAGTAAAGTACTTGAACAACTGTTTCACAACAGTAAGTTTAAGGACAATTATGATGCTCATGTTCTGCTGACCTGTCCCGCATTGCAACACTTCGCAGTGCTGCCAGTCATCCCCCCCTTTTCAGGGGTAAGGAATACCTGGAGGACGGACCAACCAGTAAAAAGATTACTGATGGATCTAGACCGCTTCATTTTAGAAGAGGCTAACCAGAGAACAAACCAGAAGGTTATGGAGTTAGATCCTAACTTCTCACCCAATGGTTTTGTCGAGTCGACAAAACTAACTAAGTCTCCTCTTTATAATGCTTACAAGACCCTTCATAAGAAGGAACTTTTAAGTGTTATAAGAAGAATAAATACCACTTATATTGACGAAGAGGCCGATAGCTTTGCTAACGGCCCACTACGCGATATAAAGGATATTCTTAGTTATCC